TCGCCTCTGCCGCCACGTGCGATATAGGCGGGCAGCTTTCGATGAAGCTCAGGATTACCGGCACGACAACGATCACATCATTCGGCACGAATTACCGCGGCCCGATCCTGCTCAGGATGTCTGGAATTGTCACGATTACGCACAACGCGACAACGCTGCGCTGCCCAGGCGCGACGAATATTACAACCGCAGCGGGCGATGTCCTATTGGCCTGGCCGACAGCCACGGTAAGCGGAACGATAGACGGGTGGCAGGTGGCTATTCTCGCGCGCGGCACTGGTGGAGCGACCTTTACCGGCGCCGTGACAATTCCGACGGTGGCAATTGCAGCCGGCACGATCACCGGTATCACTGATCTTGCTATCGCGGACGGCGGAACAGGTGCAAGCACGGCAGCGACAGCTTTTGCGAACCTGAAACAAGCCGCAAGCGAAACGGCTAGCGGAGCTATTGAAATCGCAACAGCGGCAGAGGTTGGCGCCGGATCTGACGCTCTCAGGGCCGTACCCCCCGCTTACATGCACATGCACTATTCATCCTCTAAAGCGTGGGTTGTTTTCGATGGAACAGCCGGAGTCGGGGCAATAACGCCGTTGGCGTCTCAAGGAGTGACAAGCGTCAGCAAAGCCTCCACAGGCATATACACCATCACTTTCAACTTTACTTTTGCAAGCGTTTACTACGCCCCCTCGTTCTTTGCTCAAGATGATAACTCTGTCGGCGCGGTCGTCCTTAGTCGCCATGCTGCGGATACAAAGACTACCACCGCATTCACTTTTAGATGTATGGACACAGGCAGCGGCACGCTTGTTGATTCCGCCTACATTTGCCTCAATTTTTTTGGGTACAGATAATGGATGCCGTAGACCTTCAGCAATATTTCCCGGACTACGCAGTTCACGAATACCGCAAAGCATCCGGCGCGAGCTATGCGCGGTACACATTCCAGAAGTCTCCGTCGGGCATAGATAACCTGTACTACGGCTACATGAACCTGAATAAAGCAGGCTCTCCGTATATGTGGCGCAAAGAGTATTGGAAGGCTGACAAGTGGTGCACAGAAACCTATATGGCCGGTTTTTTTGGCGACGACGGCAGCATTACCGAAACCGGCGACTGGATGCCGAGTTCCACCCCTTGCACGCCAAACACGATGCTTGGATACCGCAAGGCAGACGGTTCGAATACAGGCCTTGTATGGGCTCCGGCTGGCGGACTGTCAGACATTCCTGAGATCGCGGAGATGAACGTCGTGCGCCAGAACACTCCGGGCGCGGCAGTAACGCTTTCCGGCACTTCGGCATACAGCAAGACTGGCCTAATCAAAGTCCTTGAGTACCACACTCCGCCCTATGGCCGCTGTGTTGACGGCACGTGGGGCGCTGGTTGCGGCAAGACTTATTACGACGTGGTGCATATCGTGATGTACCACGGCACGAAAAAGACTGTTCCCGCTCCTGTCCGCTGCGTTGGGGCCATATCCGCGAACGGCGCCTATTACCAATCCCATAAAGATTACAACAGCTACGCCATTGAGCTGTATCTGGCGAAAGGGATTGGAATCATCCAAGAGAACACGCCCTTCATAGAAGACGCCTCATTTTGGGGCATGCAGAACTGTACCGGTGACTTCTTTCAATGGCCCGGTCAGTGGCCGTCTTATATCGATCAACCATGAACGGAATCACTTTTAACCACAGGAGAAGAAAAATGAGCGTAGGAAAGAAAGTAAAGAAAGGTATTGGTGAAGCGGTTGATTTCGTCGGAGAAGGTTACAACGAGGCAGAAAGCAAGGTAGATGGTTTCTTTGTGCGCAACAAATACACCGTTGTAATTCTGAGCGCCGTGGCTGTTGCGCTCGTAGTGTTGCTCGTCCTGTAGGTGCGCAATGGAGGAAAGGCGACGGCATGGGCCGACGAACAATCAACTGTCCATAGGTGGTGTTGTCGCCATTGTCAGTCTGATCGCTTCCGGCGTAGCAACATATAACGCGCTTCAGAATGACATCTCCAGCCTCAAGCGGGGCGAGACGTACCAAGAACGAACCAACGAGAGACTGAGCGGTGAAATCAAAGCGCTGCGCGACGAACAGCGCGAAACCATGAGGGAGTTCAATGAAAAGCTCGACAGGATTATCGAGCGCTGGCCGAGGAAATGATGATGAAAACTCTCATCTGCTTTGTTGTAGCGGCTGCAATGGTCGCGTGTACTTTCCCCCCACAGAAGCAGCAGGAAGTTGTAACGCAGGCCGCCCCAGAACGGCCAATCGAACCTGAGCCAGTCCTGCCCGTCGTCGAGGTCAAGGCTAAGCCGATAAAGGCAAAACCGGTTCCCGGTGCGCCTTTATCAGTTCCGCCCAATCCATGTTTAGGCATCGCCGCTCCAGAACTAAAAGAAGAAATACACGAAAAATTAGACTGTTTGGAAGAGAGCTTAAAGTAATGGATCAAATCGACGACGCCGCGGAAGTTACGCGGCTTTTAACTGCGGCCGCATTAAGCAAGAGAAAGCCGGTTGAGAAGAGTTACGGCTATTGCCTGAACTGCGGAAAGAAATCAGAGGGAGCTTACTGTGACAGAGAGTGCCGAGAAGATGCAGAGAAATTCGATCGAGCAAGGCAGCGAGCCGGACTGTAAGCATCCGGTCAAGTCAAAACTGTTGTGGTTCAACGGGGCAATGATGTTTCTCTTCGCCATGCTTGAGCAGACAACTCCGGCGCTGAAAGCGGTGCTTCCTCCTGACATTTACGGGTGGCTTCTGGTCGCCTCGTCAGCGGGGAATTTCGCGCTCCGATTCTATACAGATAAGCCGATCAGATAATGCCACAACCGAAGTTGGCCGATAAAACACTAATAGAAGCGCTCAACCTCGTTGAAGAATATGGCAGCCCTTACCTAGCGGCAAAGGCGGGAAGCACGATACCCAAAGCCACCATCGAGAACCGGGTAAAGGTGGCGCAACTCAAGGGGCTTAGACCGACATTTCGCAAAGAAGCGCCGCGAGTCCATACCCGGCAGCGCATCGGCAAGATGCATCTTGTTATTCCTGATGGACAGGTAAAGGAAGGCGTCAACACAGACCATTGGGAATGGATCGGGAATTATATAGTCGAGAAGAAGCCGGACAACCTTATTTGTATCGGCGACTTCTGGGATATGCCCAGCTTGTCTATTTACGACAAGGGCAAGCTACCGTTTGAAGGTCGGCGGTACGTCAAGGACATTAAGGCTGGCCGTAGCGCAATGGAGCGGCTTTTAAAGCCCATCGATGACTATAACCGGACAGCGACGGTGAAATACAACCCGCTGAAGGACTTCACCGAAGGCAATCACGAAGGCAGAGCAAGCCGCGTCGCTGACATGAATCCTGAGTACGCCGGCAAGATCGATCGCTCGGACTTTGGTATCGAGGAATACGGCTGGAACTTCCATCCATTCCTGAAAGTGATCGAGCGCGACGGTATTGAATACGCGCATTACTTCACCTCCGGGGTGATGGGCAAGCCAGTCAGCTCCGCTGCTGTTCTGCTACGCGAGCGTCAGCGTTCAGCAACGATGGGGCATGTTCAGCACATGGACATTGCTATCCACAAAAAGACACTCCAGACCGCGCTGTTCTGCGCCACCTGCTACTCACACGACGAGCAATATCTTGGGCCGCAGGGCAACAGCCAGAAGCGCGGAATCATCGTTAAGTTTGAGGTAGAGGCAGGCCGATATGACCTGTTAATGGTATCTCTAAATTTTCTCAAGAAGGCGTATTCATGACACAGAAATTCATTGCGGTAGTGCAGGGATGGATGAACTGCGCTCCTATTAAGTACAAAGGATGTGAGATAAGGCAGAGCGTTCCTTATCTCTTCGATGTTTATCAAGGCGATAAACGTATCGCAGAGACCAGTTCAATAAAGGCGGCCGGAAGATTTATTGATGGGCTGCCATCGACAGGAACGGCAGCATGATGCAATCAATGGAAGAGGCTTACGAGCAGACACACAAGCCCATTACAGACTCGATCCTGTCCGAAGCGCAGAACATCGTTCACGGCAAGCGCCAGGAATCATACGGCGACCCTGAGCGTAATTACGACAGGATAGCCCGCTTCTGGTCGGTCTATCTGGACAAGGAAATCACCGGGCTGGATGTGTGCCAGATGATGATTCTGCTCAAACAGGTTCGTTTGCAGAAAACGCCAACGCACAGAGACAGCCTTGTTGACATAGCCGGTTATGCGGCGCTGATCGAGATTATTAACGGGAGCGGAACGTGATCACCCTAGACCATCTCTCGAAAATCTGCCCCAGCACTTCCCAGGTCAGGCTGTTTAATTTTCTGGCGCCCCTGAATGAGGCCATGGAAGAGTTCGAGATCAACACTCCGCTGCGCCAAGCTGCCTTTCTTGCCCAGGTCGCTCATGAGTCGGGGAGCTTTCGTTACGTTCAGGAGATAGCATCCGGCAAGGCTTACGAAGGCCGCAAGGATCTGGGCAACGTGTTCCCGGGCGATGGCGTGAAGTTTAAGGGCAGGGGGCTCATCCAGATCACTGGCAGGGCGAATTATGCGCAGTGCAGCGACGCGCTGGGAACGGACTTCACCTGCCATCCTGAGTTACTTGAGTATCCGGACTACGCCTGTCGCTCGGCTGCATGGTTCTGGGTGTCCCGTGGTTTGAACGAATTGGCCGACGAGAAAGAGCTATTGAAGATTTCGATAAGGATCAACGGGCGCAATAAGGAAGGTCTGCCCAATGGATGGGAAGAGAGGCAGCGCTATTACGCCATCGCTGAGCAGTGCCTAGCCGCATGAGCCTACCCGAATTCAAGATTGTTGACGGCTGCATCACGGTCGAGGAGATCGTTCGCCGGTCCTACTTGCTGCGATGGCGGGTAGACGAAAAGTCGCTGACCGGGCCTTACCGGAGAGTCGCGACAGTAGTCCAAAGCGAGATACCCGAGGAATGCGAAGTAAAGGGATTCCTTGCGGTGCAGGGTTTCGAGATAGTCGGGGACGACTACCGTGCGATGAAACGTATTTGCGAACGACTCGGTTTCGAGGTTGGACGGTATGAACGTGTCGACGAGGACGGGGATTTCCGCATCCTTCACGAGATCAGAAAGTAATTGGGACCTAACCCCGCTTTTAGCAAGCAAAATCAGGTAAATCTCTTTCACTTCAAATAGTTACACTGTGTGGACCGGGCGGCTCTCTCAGAAGCCCCACAATCGATTTAAATCCCCTCGGCAATACCTAGACAAGGAACAAAATAAATGAGAATAATGCTTTTAGCATTAATATGTGCCTGCACGTTTCCCGATACGGTTTACGCCAAGCCTGAGCGGTTTGCAGGGGGACGAATCATCGTTTTGCCTCGTGCCGGACTGCCTGAAGCAGACCTTAAGAAAATATTCAATGAGCATCGCGGCAATGGTCGCAAGATCGGGCAGAGCGATCTGTACATTCTTGACGTTCCGCACGGATCAGAGCGCGGCATAGTTGCTCGGCTCGAGCATAACCCTCATTTTAAATTTGCTGAACTGGATTATCTCGTCTCACCTGATTTTATTCCCGACGATCCGAACTACATCAACGCTTGGCATCTGCCAAACATCCGCGCGGGTGAGGCATGGGACACGGCTCAGGGCGCTGGCGTAACAATCGCCATTCTGGATTCAGGCGTCGAGGCACATCCTGACCTTGCTGCCAGGCTTGTACCGGGATGGAACTTCTACGACAACAATTCGAACACTGCTGACGTATTCGGACACGGGACGAAGGTAGCCGGAGCGGCTGCGGCGATCACCAATAACGCGCTGGGTGTGTCGGGCGTTGCCGGTCAGGCCAGGATTATGCCGCTGCGCGTTGCCGCTCCTACCGGCTCAGCAACATATAGCGCTATCGCTTCCGGGATAACTTGGGCCGCAGATCGCGGAGCCAGAGTTGCCAATGCTAGCTTCGCCGTAGCTGGCAGCGCAAGCATCCAGAGCGCGGCGCAGTACATGAAGAGTAAAGGCGGATTGGTGACGGTCTCTGCCGGGAACGGTGGTGCGGCCCTACCCTACGCTGAGAGCTCGACACTGATCGCAGTCTCTGCCACGGATTCAAACAACAACTTGGCAAGTTGGTCAAGCTATGGCCCGTACGTGGATGTCGCCGCGCCAGGTGTAAGTATTGCCACTACGGCTATGGGCAACACTTATGCTTGGGTTCACGGCACATCTTTCGCCTCGCCCGTTACTGCTGGCGGGATCGCTCTAATGATGTCGGCTAACCCTGGGGCGTCCAACCTCGAGATAGAAAAGGTGCTGTGCTCTACCGCTCTCGACGTTGGTTCGATGGGGCGGGATAGTTATTACGGATGCGGAAGGATCGATGCAGCGGCCGCGGTACTAGCTATCAAATCTGCAACGCCGCTTCTGGACATGCAAGCTCCGCTCGTTGACATCACATCGCCCGATGCCGGCGCGAATGTATCCGGTCTAGTTCCGGTCAACGTGAATGCCTCGGACAATATTGGCGTGAGCAGGGTAGAGCTACGGGTAAATAACAATACCGTAGCCATTGATAACTCCGCTCCGTTCGCCTTTACATGGGACTCAACCGGATCGCCCAATGGCGCCGCCAGCATGTTTGCCGTTGCCTATGATGCAGCGGGTAACGTTGGGGCATCCGAGTCAGTCACGGTCAATGTCGCCAACGTTGCCGCGCCAACTCCTATCAAAGATACAACGCCGCCGATAGTCAAGATCATCAATCCCGTTGCGGGCAATGTCACGGGCAAGGTCACGATAACGGTTAACTCTTCGGACAATGCCGGGGCGGCGGGGATCTCCAATCGCATCTATGTTGACGGCGCCCTAAAGACTTTCGGCACGGGTAGCGTGACAAGCTACTCATGGAATAGCAGAAGCGTAACGACTGGTCAGCACGTCATCAAAGCCACAGCGACGGACAAGGCGGGCAATGTTTCAACAGCAACGGTTAATGTTACGGTGGTGAAGTAAATGATTTACGCATGGATTGGCTCGGTAGTAGCGGCGCTGCTCGGCGGCATGTACATCGGCGGCTACTGGAACGAGGCCGGCCACAGCCTAGAAACAATCGCGGAGCAGAAGGAAGAAATCAGGATCGATGCGGCGCGCGATGAGGTGACGGCAAAAGCAGATAAGGAAGCGGTAACAACGCAAAAGGAAATTGTCACCGTATTCAAGGATAGGTGGCACTACATAACAAAGGAGGTTCCAGTTGAGACCAACAAAGAAATGGATGCTGAGTGTACTGTGCCTAACCATTTTGTCAGCTTGTGGGACGGTGCCAACAAAGGGATCATTCCCGACGCCACCAGCGGAGTTGATGTTTCCCCCAGCGGCGTTAAGCTCTCAGACATTAGCGAGCAAAAAGAAACCGAGTCTGAAATCTGCATCGCAAACACAAAGCGACTGACGGGCTTACAAGGATGGGTGAGGGAACAGCAAGCGGTGGAGTGATATGTTAAAATTAGCCCGTCGCAATGCTTTTGTGCTGAAATATCTTTGCCCCATTTATGACCCACTCTATAGCGAAAAGATGGGGCAACGAGAAGGAACCTGAAGGACAAAATGCTTTAAAATCAATGCGCCCGGATGGTGAAATTGGTAGACACAAGGGACTTAAAATCGCAAGTAGAGTGAGTATCCATGCGGCTTTGAGCCTGCATTGCCCCATTATTGCCCCACCTTGTTTTCAGACATCATCGTTTCGAGCGCCGTAACTCCCGCGCGCAGATGCTTGGTTTCTAGGTGAGAATACATATCTGCGGTCACCGCAATTGTGGAATGTCCCAGCAAATCCCGTAGTGCTACCAAGTTGCCACCAGACTGAAGGAACCAGCTTGCATAGGTGTGGCGTAGATCATGGAAACGCACATGAGAGAGTCCGACCGCATCCCGCGCTTTCTCGTAGTATGTCCTGAGCGTCGAATAACCTATATCTAATGGCAAGGGGATGGCTAGAGCCTCTGCGGGGAGAGGTATTACCCGGGGCCGGTTCGCTTTTGTGTTGCTTGGTAGCATGATGCAACCGTCGCGCACACTGTCTGCGGTAAGTCTTAGCAGCTCCCCCTCGCGCAGTCCGGACATACAGGCGAGCAGGATTGCATCCTTAACCCTTGGGTGTTCGCATTTCTCCGCTAGCAGTCTCGCTTGTTGGATCGTGAGGTAAGTGGTGCGGCCTGACTCGCCCGGTATCTCCTTGATACGCTTCCCTAGGTCTTGATCCAGCCAGTCCCATTCTGAGTAGGCAAGATTCGCTACTCGACGCAATATCGCAAGCCGCCTATTTATAGTGGCAGGCTTCAGACCTTCTTTAATAAAATCTTCTTTAACCTTTAGCGCGACCTTAGCGATGTCGGTCAACGGCACGCCGCTACAGTACGGCTCGATCATCTTTACCTTGCCCAATACATTGCGGTAGCTCTTGAGTAGCGAAGCCTCTCCTTCCAGCCACTTCACTAGCGCCTCGTCAATCGTTCTCTTTGGCGCAACCCCTAACTTACCTGCTACCGCGTCCCGTCTGTAGCGCGCCTCTAACTGAAGCGCGTCCTGCTTGGAAGCTCCCTTGCCAAGAGAGACTTCAGTGCGTTTACCTTTAATTTGGACGCGGGCGTACCAAACGTCGTTACGTTTTCTCGGCATGGAAGGGGTCCGGATTCTTTATATTGTCGGTTCCTTGAAATGTACGACATAATATCGTCCCGGTAAACCATCGTCCGCGCGCGAACTTTAACGAAGGGCATCTGACCGGCCGCAATTTCTCGCTCCACTGAACTCTTGGAAACGTTCAACTCCTGCGCAGCCTGTTCCAATGTAAGCAGTTGCGAAACCATCACAGCTTCCCCTCTCTTCTCAATCTATCCTTCATCTCGGGCTTAACCTGTGTCAGCGGCATCCAGAGCAGATACAGCGGCGAGTCTGACCATGTGCCGTGTATCTCGACGCCAGTATTCGTATAAATCCGGATCTTCTTAGCCCGGGGTGGCGCCTGATCGTCCGGATGTATCCAGTCGCCAGGTGGCGCGGCGAGGTAATTTTTACCCATTTGCCAATTTCAGCAGCATCGCGCCTTGCGAATACCGCGGCTCATGTTTGCCGGATTGCCAGTTGTAAATGGATATTTCCGCAACGCCCAATTTCGCGGCAATTATTTTGCGCGGCCATCTATATTTACGCCTGATCGTCAGAATGACTTGGCTCCAGTCGATGGGCTCTGCACTCATTTCAGTATGCCTTGCCACCAGCAGCTTTGCGATTCTCTATCTTGTGATCCGCGCGCTGTGCGTTGTATTCCAATTTCTCAGCGATAGCGCCAGCTAGGTCTAGCCCATACCCGCCAGCAAGATCAAAGATGCGGATAACCGCATCAGCAAGCTCTACCTCGCGGCCTGATCGATGAGGCAGCTTGTCATCCATCAACCCCTTCCGATCTGCCTCCATTGCTTCTGACAACTCTGAGACGGTCAGCATCAACTTATTGCTGAACGTGAGCGGATTGTCGCGTATATCCTGGCCTTGATTGTTTTGCCACCAACCGGATTTAAACGCTGCGCCGTGGCATGCGTTTTGGAGGGTATCTGCTGCGTGAATAACTATCGGATTGCTATTGCTCACGATTTCACCTTATCCAGTGCGGCGCGGAGAGTTTCTACTGTCGATCGAATGTCTTTGCAATCCCCGTCAAGCAGGCGCAATACTTCTTCAGCCGCCTTCACCAGTTCGTCGGATGGCGGGTTGGGTTGGGTGTAGAGTTTTGTCCCTACAGGTAAGTTATCCCTGTATTCATGGATTACTTTTACATGCTGTCCTTCTGCGTATCCACGAACAACAGCAGCAGGCTCAACCTCTGGCGTTGCGGCGGCGGCACGCAACCGCTCAATTTCCCGCGCGGCTTCCAGGTTAAGCGGCGTGGGCTTATATACTCCTGGCACCCAGGCGGGATATATGCCGTTCAGCCGGTCAACGAGTGTCGAGGGATCGTCTATGTTGTCCTTGGGGCTTTTCATCCAATCCTCCGCAAATTCTGGGACGAGTATATGTGCAGCACAACTCCCTCTGGGTTATAGTCGCCGGCGCATTTCTCTACTTTGTCGCCGATGTTAAACACGCTCATTTCGCCTCCGCTAATAGTCGTTTTAATTTGTTGACGCAGAAACGGAATTGTTTTGCCGTCGCGACCGCGCCATGCTTAGCCGTCGAGGCGCGGATCGCTGCCTCGTTAGCAATGAACCTGTCATTTGACGCCTTGCTTCTTGCGCTAAAGTAGCCTCGCGCAGCAGCCAACTCGCCCAGATCCTTATCGCAGTCAATTGCTTTTAGCAAAAGACTCTCGCTAATACTCAGCGCTTCTAGTATTGCGACATTCGTTGCGCCTTGAGCCAGCATCGCTTTAATATCTGGCAAGTATTTAGCGCGACGCTCATCAGCCTTACGCGCCCGTGCCGCCCATGCTTTTTCGTATCCTGACCGCTCGCGCTTCGGTTTTTCTATTATCTCGACCTGCTTAACAGGCTTCGGCACGAAATGACATACCCCAAGCAGCAGCTCCGCGGTGGAGTAAAACGGTAGCGCCTCTCCGTCCATCAAGGGCCGGACAATATGGCGCGGCACGGAAATTGACTCAATGAGTGGTGCGTTCACGTCCTTACCCTCTCTATATCGATAGGCATGCTCATCACTGGGCCGTCGCAGTCTGTAACGGGATGCATCTGCGCGGCCAGTTCCAGTCCTTCTTTGGGCCATTCGACGGCGAGCGCTATGACGATGAACAGGAAGATCAGGATCAGGGTGACAAACTCCCAATCGATCGGTGGATTGGCGCGGAAGTTTTTAAAGTCTTGGTTTTTCATGCTGCCGCCTGTTCGTTTTGGTTGAGGTAGTCAAGGTACGCATGCCGCCCCTTGTGGTGCACAACGCAGAGCCACATCACATTAAGCGGCTGGGTATAGTCGTCGTGGTGGGCATGGATGCCCAACTGAGTTCCGCACATCTGGCATGGCTTCTTGGTTATACGTCCGGACCTCAGTGCATAGGAGACGGCGTTATGAGCCGCCATGTAACCAACTCTTTTCCTCGAATTACGGGTTGACTCTAAGTTCAGCGCCAGCCTGTGGGGCAACTTGCCGCGCTCTCGGTCGTATTCCCTGATTCTCTCAAGGTTGGCTATTCGATTTGCTTTTACGTTCCCCTTCGTGCAGTCCTTGCATCGTGCACCGGTCTGGTAATATTCAGAGAGTGGTTTTGCGTTCTTGCATTGAGTGCATGTCTTCATGGTCATCCTCAAAAAGGCACGTCGTCATCCATATCATCGAAGCCATTCGATGTGCCGCCACTCGGCTTGCTTGCTTGCCGCGGCTGATCCTGGCTGCCACCGTCGGAATTGTCGCGTTTGCCGCCGAGCATCTTCATATCGTTGGCTATGATGTCTGTGCTGTAACGCTCGACACCCGCCTTGTCCGTCCACTTGCGAGTTTCAAGTCGCCCCTCGACGTAAACCGGCGCGCCTTTCTTCAGATATTCCCCGGCGATTTCGGCTAACTTGCGGTAAAAAGTTACGCGGTGCCACTCGGTTTTTTCCTGCTTCTCCCCGTTTTTATCCTTCCAAGTTTCGGTAGTCGCTAGGGTGATGTTCGTTACCGCGTCACCATTGGGCATGTAACGAGTTTCCGGGTCTTTGCCCAAATTTCCGATCAAAATTACCTTATTGATGCTTGCCATTTATCCCGCCTCCTTAATTGATTTCAATGTTTTCTGTACCAGTCCGATAAACTCATCACGCCTGGCTCGCAATCTTTCTATCTCGTTCGAATATTCAGCCCGGTTCAGCCTATAAACCATCAGCCGCGACTCTTCTGGAAAGTCCGAGCAGTAGCTGATAAAGTCAACCCAGTCCCGTCCGGTGCAATCAAGGTGTCCGACGAGTTGCCAGCGGTAGGACGGATCGAAACTGCCGCGGCGTAACGTTGCGTAGTGAGTCGGGGCGATGACTGATTTAATTTCGACCACTCCGTCATTGCCCACCAAACCGTCCGGCGAGTCGCCATAGTTACCCCAATCAAAGAATCCACCGTTACGTACATCGACAAAATACTCATGTTCGTAAAGCATCCGCGCGACGGGCTCTTGTTCATGCCCGCGCTCCATGTGCTCATTAGAAAAGCTAAACTCAGCCTTTTTACCGTTGTATATTTCCAGAGCGATCTGCAGCGCGTATTTCTTGGCCGGCTCGCCAAAAGCCTTGCCGTCATTAGCCATAAAGCATCCAAACTGTGACGCTGTAACCTTGCCGCACCGTAGCGACTGCCACAGCTCGGAGTTCTGCGGAATGTCGTGGAAGATCATTTAAGGGCCTCTTTAAGCCCCTCCTCTGCGTCCAACGTACTGAGGCCAAACCTGAGGCAATCCAATAATTTCTTGGCAGCTTTTTCTAGCCTTTCAACGTCAGAGTTTTCGTAGCAATAATTCCTTGAGAAGGCATCACACTCCTTATGGAGTTCGTAGGTCTCTTCATCAATAAAGCGGACACCTTCTTCATAACCACGATCTTCCATGTAGGTATAACGTTTCTTCACGCCGCGCACTCCTGCTTCAGTTGCTCCTGATGCTCTTCCGTCATGCTTACCCGTTCCAGCACCTTATCCAGATTGCCGTCCGCCTTATAACGGGCCTTCGCGTTCCCCCACATCTTGGCGTTATCCGGCGTGAGATATTTCTTCGCTGGTGCTTGTGCGCTGATCCGCAAGCCGTCCACCACATCACGCCCGAACTTAACGTTATGTTCCACGTAGACCGTTATCTGCACGTTCTTCCAGTCATCGATAAAAGCTGATCCGGTTATGCCGCTCATCGTCTTGCTATTCGATGCGTTCAGGATCATCGGTTTCAACTTCTCGCCGGGCCGGATCTCCTTTTCGACGAAGTGGGCTGTGTTAAATACATCCTTCGTTTTCTTCGTCTGATCGGGCTCTAGCGCGACGCGAGCTACGGTGAGTACGGTAGGCTCAACTATGTCTGCCGAGCTAAGGTAGGGCGAATTAAAGGCTTTGCGGTAGTGCGTTTTCATCTTCCATTCCTCTCCTTAAATTTCCCTGCCGCCATCTCTACCGCGTCAGAAAGATTGTTTTCGACGGTTCTAACCCCATCGCAGTCTATGATTACGAAATGTCCTGCTCTGGTCGGCGTTGGGGCGACATACTCAAATTTGTTGCAATACTCGGATAGCCACCTGTAGCGCTCTGCCTCGCTCATCTCAACCGGGGCAGGGCGGCGCTCAGTCCAGCTATCATCGACCCACTTTTGCCAGCGCTGCTTTGGTTCGGTCATTCAATAACGCGGTAGTGGGTGATGCTGTGGGCAACCTCATAACATGGGGGGAGGCGCACCCATAAAAACCGCTCTGGTGCTTGTGTAGCATGTACGTTTCCACTACTGAACTTCAGTTCAACTCTTGTGCCAGCTGGAACCGGGCAATCGTTACCCTTGTTTTCTATCCATTCAGCCATGGCTTATTCCCCCTCCTCGCGATCCTGATTCGATATAAACATCCCGGCGAGCATCCCGACGGGCAGAGATAGACTGCCCCAGTAAATCAGCGCAGTTACGAGGTCGAGCATGCCAGTCTCCTTAAATTCGATTGCCGGATTGCTTTGAAGTCCGGCGTAAGTCATCGTTTTTCAGCAGGGCGCTAAACGATAAGCGCTGGGGGAGGTAATCTTCGGAAGAGGTTCTTGCGCCACCCGTCAACCGTTACCGGGCGCACCCTTTCTGACGCAAAAACCTCTTCCGAAAAGTGATCGTCTTTCCGATCTGCCAGCTTGCTCAGGGCATTCGAGCCGAACTTTGCCGTTTGTCCGATGCTATTTAAGGTCGCATCGCCGACCGAGCTGTTGCGCTTTTCGCCTCACCTGCCGATGGACTTATGGTGGCTGGCAATTCTGGAATTCGTTACTGCATGGGGAATCATAATACGGGATCGTATCTAGTATGTCAATACGCAACCGTATTTTTATGGACAAAAAAAAGCCCTCCGAAGAGGGCCATGGCAGAATGCGCAGTCTATTCTTTGCCAACTGCGCGCATTAAAAGGCGATAAAGAAGGACAACGACGGTGCCGATTGCAAAGGCGGGAGAGTCGTATAACAATCCCGTGGCATTCACGTTATAACCTTTTCCCTTGGTAGTCACAGAGTACGCTAAGCCGGTTACTTCGCCGCGCTTAGCTTTGGCCGTTAAGTCTTCCAAGTCTTTCACGGTAT